ATGGTAGAAATGTATATCAAGAGTGTTGATGGTTTCGAAGGCGATGGTGTATTTCTATCCAAGTTTGGTTTAGAAATGCGTGACCAAATTACATTGTCTGTTGCTATTAAATCATTCAATGATGAAGTTGGACAATATGAAGGGCTAACTCGTCCTAGAGAAAGCGACCTCATTTGGTTTACACTAAACCCAAATCGCCCACAGTTGTATACCATCAAGTATGTTAATGATAGATCTATTTTCTACCAGTTAGGCGGTATGCAGGTGTATGATATTATCTGCGAACTGTTCGAATATTCTGGCGAGAAATTGAATACAGGTATCGCTGATATCGATGCATTGCAAGTTAAATATTCACTTGATATGTCTATCTATAATCTTCTAACCCAAGATGGTTATGTGATTGTAGATCAAGATGGCTACGATATTATTCAAGGACAATATAGCATCGATACTCAAACAAACAATGCAGCATTCTCGGATAATGAATTTCTCGAAACCCAAGGTGATGGGTTTATTGACTTCACTGATATTGATCCGTTTAGTGAAGGAAACGCATAATGTTCGGTCAAGTATGGAATCATGGGTTAGTTAGAAAGTATGTCATTCTATTTGGCACACTGTTTAATGACGTTTACATCAACAGAGAAAACTCAGTAGGTGAAACTATCCAGACGCTTCGTATTCCTTTAACCTATGGTCCTAAGGATAAGTTTTTAAATAGGGTTGATAGCGATGGTTATTTAGATAGAGCTATTGGCGTTCAATTGCCTATTATGTCATTTGAAATGACTTCGATGAACTATGCTGCCGATAGAAAGCTTAACACAATTAATCGCCGCATGGCTGTAGATTCTACAAGCGCTGCTAAGATAAAGTATCAATATAGCCCAGTGCCATATGATATGACTTTTGAATTGAGCATCATGGTAAAGAATGCTGAAGATGGTACTCGTATTCTTGAACAGATCCTTCCGTTCTTTACACCTGAGTGGACGGCGTCTGTAAAACTCATTCCGTCAATGAATGTCATTCATGATATTCCAGTGATCCTCAATTCAGTCAATTTAAATGATGACTATGCAGGAACATATGAAACTAGACGAGCAATGATTTACACATTGTCTTTTACTATGAAAACATATATCTATGGTCCTGTCAAGAAATCTGGCAGTATTATTAAGCAATCTGAAGTCAATATTCACGGAAGTCTTGACGCAAATTCAACACCACTTGCTGAAATTGTAGCAACCCCTGGGTTGGATGTTAATGGAGATCCTGTGAATTATTTTGGTCCGGGCCCAGCACCAACTACAATCGATATTGATCAAATCGCCGCAGATGACAACTACGGGTTTATTACTACAATTAATGAGAATATTTAATGTCAAATGAAATAGATGATGCTTTAGATCTAACACCACAGTTGCCCGCCGAACGGGTTGCTGTTAAGATTGATGATGGCGATCTCGACTATGCTCGTGGCAATTTGCTAGATGCTGCTGAAAAAGGCAGAGAAGCACTTGACGATATGATTGCGATTGCTCAGCAGTCACAGCATCCAAGAGCTTATGAGGTTGTCAACTCATTAATCAAAACGATTGCAGACGTCAGTGGCGCTCTTGCAGAATTAAAAATGAAGCGGCAGAAATTAGATCCTGCATCAGATCCTAATCAAAAAACAATTAACAACAACTTATTTGTAGGCTCAACAGCAGACCTACAAAGAATTCTTTCTGATATGAGAAACGATGGCTGAGCATATCGAAGAGTATAAAGGTTACTTAGGTAACACTAACCTTAAGAAAAGCGGCATTGCAGTCGACTGGACACCTGAGTTAGTTCAAGAATATATTCGTTGTTCTAGAGATCCTGTATACTTCTGTGAAACTTACATGAAGATCATTAACGTGGACGAGGGTCTTGTTCCGTTTGATATGTATAGTTACCAGAAAGAAATGATCACAAGTATGGCAGATAATCGCTATACTGTTATTACTACTGCTCGTCAAACAGGTAAGTCGACTACCACTTGCGGCTTCATCCTTTGGTACATTCTTTTCCATGGTGAAAAGACAGTGGCGCTTCTTGCTAACAAAGGTGACACTGCTCGAGAAATTCTTGGCAAAGTTCAACTTGCGTATGAGCATCTTCCTAAGTGGCTCCAGCAAGGTGTCACTGAATGGAACAAGGGCTCATTCGTTTTAGAAAACAATTCTCGTGTTATCGCTGCCGCAACGTCAGCGTCTGCTATTCGTGGTTATGCAATCAACCTACTATTCATTGACGAAGCGGCGTTCATTGAAAACTGGGATGAGTTCTTTACTTCAGTGTTCCCAACAATTTCATCCGGTAAGTCAACAAAGATTGTTTTGGTTTCTACACCGAATGGGTTAAATCACTTCCATAAAATCTGGGATGATGCTGAGCAAGAGCGCAACAACTACAATGCCATTAAGGTTATGTGGTATGACGTTCCTGGTCGAGATCAGGCATGGTATGACGATACGCTTTCAGCGATGGGAGGTGATCTAGATAAGTTTGCTCAGGAGCATGGCTGCGAGTTCCTAGGTTCATCTGGCACATTGATTGCTGGTTGGAAATTAAAACAAATGGCACACCAGCCACCTATGCGATATGATGATGGTAAGTCGATGTTCGCAGAACCTTTATCAGGCAGAAAGTATGTCTTGGTTGCCGATACGTCTCGAGGCAAAGGGTTAGATTACTCAGCATTTCAAATTCTTGACGTTACACAAATGCCTTACAATCAAGTATTCTGTTATCGAAACAATATGATCTCACCTATAGATTACGCCGAATTGATATATAGAACTGCAAAGATATATAATAATGCAGCAGTGCTTGTTGAATCTAATGATATTGGCGAACAAGTTTGCGATATCATTTATGGTGAGTATGAATATGAAGGGCTGATGTTTACGGAGTCAGCAGGACGAGCTGGCAAAAGAATCTCCGCAGGTTTTGGTAAACTCAGTGAAAAGGGCATTAGGACAACTAAAGCAGTTAAATCGATTGGTTGCTCTATTGTCAAATTGTTAATTGAACAAAACCAATTAGTAATTCATGATCTAGAGACTATCAGAGAACTTTCTACATTTAGTAAGAAAGCGCATTCTTTTGAAGCAGAACCCGGATGCCATGATGACTTAGTTATGGGGTTGGTCCTTTTTGCTTGGCTAACAGATCAGCAATACTTTAAAGACTTTACTGATATTAATACATTAATGACTTTGCGTGAGAAAACTGATGAAGATTGGGAAAATGAATTGACACCTTTTGGATTTCTCGCAGATGGTCACCCAGAAGACTTTGATAAAATCATAGAAGTTTCCTCTGATGAGTTCGCTCGAGCGATGATGTTGTAATTGAAGAAATTATAAATAAGTTAAAGATATAACTAATCAAACACCTTCTACTAAGGGAGAATAAAATGGCGGTTCCAAATTTCGGATCAGGTGGTGGCGGCTTTCAGGTCAGTCCTGGTATTAACATTTCAGAAATCGATATTACATCAGTAGTACCAGCAGTATCAACAACAGTTGGCGCTTTGGCTGGTGTGTTTCGCTGGGGTCCTGTTGGTCGACTATTGCTTATCGATTCCGAGACTGCTCTAGCAGCTCGTTATGGTAAGCCTACCAGCAACAATGCAGAAACATGGTTTACTGCTGCATCATTCCTTTCATATAGCAATGCGCTTTATGTTAGCCGTGCTGGCAACTCAGCTTTACTTTCTGCTGTTGCTGGTTCTGCTACATCTTCAAACGCAACAGTGACAGTTAACAATCAAGACGACTATGATGCAAAAGTAGGTGCTTTTGATAATAGCGTTGACTGGATTGCTCGTTATCCTGGCGCCCTTGGCAACTCATTGAAAATTTCAAGATGTGATGCTGCAGTTCAATATGCCTCAACTGTTGAATTAATTGTTGCAAACGCTTCAATCAACAGCACAGCAACAAATACTGCCTTTACGATTGCAGTCGGTTCAAATACTGGACAAATTCTTATTGCTCCAGGTGCAGGATATACTCCAATTCAAGGTGATGCTAATACATATGCTAACCTTGTTAAGAATAACTTCACGGTCGGCGATATCCTTGAAATCGGCAATACACTAATTGGCACACAGCTTCTTAAAATTACTGCGCTTCAAAACTCAGCACCCGCTAATAGCACAAGCTATGTCAACTCTGCTTCGCAAACAGGTTATGTTGCAGGACAAGGTATTGGTTTCCAGATTTCATTCGATCAAGTATTGAAGCTATCTACAAACGTCAATTCATATATCAACAGCACTTCAAGCCCAGTTTCACGTAAGTGGGAGTATTACAATCAGGTTGATGTTGCTCCTGGTCAGTCTACTTTCCAAGCACAATATGGCAACACAATTGCTCAAGATGAACTTCACATTGTTGTTGTTGATGAAGAGGGATTATTCACTGGCAACCCAGGCACAGTTCTTGAAACATATAAGTCACTTTCAAGAGCAACAGATGCAAAGAGCCCAGATGGTTCATCAAATTACTTCAAGACAGTAGTTAACGCAGAATCAAATTATGTGTGGCATGCAACAGATCGTGCTTCTGGCGGTGCAAATTCTGCCACAGCAGCTCTAATGTCAAATTCAACCTTCACTGTTCCAACATCAATGTCATTTTCCTACGGTGCTGATACTGCTGATGAAGGTAACACAGGTATTTCATTCGGCGATCTTGCTCGTGCTTATGACTTGTTCAAGTCACCAGAAGATGTTGATATCTCACTAATCATGCAGGGTAAAGCTCGTGGCGGCACCTATGGTGAGCAGCTTGCAAACTACATCATCGATAACATCACAGACAACCGTAAGGACTGCGTTGCTTTTGTTTCACCACCAAAAGAATTTGTGGTTAACAATCCTACTAGCGCAGGTGCTAACGTTTCTTCTTGGGCAATCTCAGGTCTACGCCGGTCATCATTTGGTGTTGCCGATAGCGGTTACAAGCAAATGTATGACAAGTATAATGACGTTTACCGGTATGTTCCGCTAAACGGCGATATCGCTGGTCTATGTGTTCGCACTGACAATACAAGAGATCCTTGGTATTCACCTGCAGGAACTGCTCGTGGTCAAATCAAGAACATCATCAAGCTTGCTTATAATCCAAACAAGGCAGATCGTGATCTTCTTTACAAGAATGGCGTCAATCCTGTTATCACACAGCCAGGTCAAGGCACTGTTCTATTCGGTGACAAGACATTGCTAAATCGTCCAAGCGCTTTTGATCGTATCAACGTTCGCCGCTTGTTCATTGTTCTTGAGAAGGCTATCGGTATTGCTGCTAAGTCTTCACTATTCGAGTTCAACGATGAGTTTACAAGAGCCCAGTTCCGCAACCTAATTGATCCTTATCTACGTGATGTTCAAGGTCGCCGTGGTATCTACGATTACAAGGTTGTTTGTGATGAAACAAACAACACTGGCGAAGTGATTGATAGTAACCGGTTTGTCGGTGATATCTACATCAAACCAGCGAAGTCAATCAACTACATCCAGCTAAACTTTGTTGCTGTTCGTAGCGGTATTGAGTTCTCCGAGATCGTCGGCTAAGATAAATAAAGATAGATAGGAGAAACCAAAATGACTTTTAGAATCAACGATATTACAGGTGCACTAAGATCAGGTGGTGCCCGTCCTACGTTGTTCAGCGTTAATGTCACTAATCCGGTGAATGGCGCTGGCGACAATGCAATGCAATTCCTTTGCGAGACAGCACAACTTCCTGGATCAACAATCGGACCAATCGAAGTTCCTTACTTCGGTCGTAAGATCAAACTTGCTGGTGATAGAACATTTGAAGCATGGACAGTCACAATCATCAATGATGAAGACTTTGCAATCCGCAATGCTATGGAGGCTTGGCATAGTTCAATTAATGGACTTACCAACAATCTTCGTAACTTCCCTACAGCATCTCCCACAGAGTATAAGTCATCTGCACAAGTAATCCAGTATGGCAAGACAGGCGACCTACTTCGGGAATATTCTTTCGTTGGTTTGTTCCCAACTGAAATCTCAACAATCGATCTTGATTGGGGTTCAACAGACACAATTGAAAAATTCACAGTCACTTTCCAGTATGATTACTATGAACTGACTCGTGGTTCTACACTTGATGGCACAGTTGCCTAATTTTTTGAGAGGGGGTTCGAAAGGATCCCCTCCGTATTCTTTATAGAGAGTCGCATATAATATGGCTGAATTATTTGGTTTCCAGATTAAACGTAAGGTTGAAGAGCCAGCACCCGTCTCATTTGCTCCTAAGCAAACTGAAGATGGAGCTATGGTTGTTCAAGCGGGTGGCGTTTATGGTACATACATTGATCTTGATGGTGCAATTAGAACAGAAACAGAACTAGTTAACAAGTATCGTGAAATGTCGCAGCATCCTGAATTGGAAACTGCTATTGATGATATTGTAAATGAAGTTATTGTCGGTGAACCTGATGTTAAGCCAGTGCAATTGGTTCTTGATGACTTAAAACAGCCTGATAAAATTAAAAACTTAGTTATTGATGAGTTTGATAATGTATTGAAACTTCTCGAGTTTGAAAATCTTTCTTATGATTTATTCAAGCGTTGGTATGTTGATGGTCGTCTATACTTTCATGCTATTATCGATGAAAAGGCTCCTAGAGAAGGTATCAAGGAACTTCGTTATATCGATCCTAGAAATATCCGTAAGGTTCGTGAAAAGAAAAATAAAAAAAATGTCAACGGCGTAAATCTAGTTCAAAATGGCGCTGAGTATTATGTGTATAACGATAAAGGTTTTGTAAAGAGTGTAGCAACATCAGGTTATTCTGCACAGAATACTGGTATTAAAATTGCTAAAGATTCTATTGTTTACATTACAAGTGGTTTAACAAATCCTAATGGTGATCTTGTTCAATCATATCTACATAAGGCAATCAAGCCACTAAATCAGTTACGTTCTTTAGAAGACTCGCTAGTCATCTATCGTATCTCAAGAGCGCCTGAAAGAAGAATTTTCTATATCGATGTTGGTAACCTTCCTAAAATGAAGGCTGAACAATATCTACGTGATATCATGGCGAAGTTCAAGAACAAAGTTGTTTATGACTCATCAACTGGTGAAATTCGTGATGATCGTAAGTTCATGACCATGCTTGAAGATTTCTGGTTGCCTCGCCGTGAAGGTGGTAAGGGCACTGAAATTACTACACTACCTGGTGGTCAGAACTTAGGTAACATGGAGGATGTTGTATACTTCCAACAGAAGTTGCTTCGTTCATTGAATGTTCCTATCGGTCGTCTACAGCCTGACCAAACATATAGCATTGGTCGTGCTACTGAAATTACTAGAGATGAAATTAAGTTTGCTAAGTTTAGTCAGCGCCTTAGAACAAAGTTTTCACAGTTGTTTATCAAGGTTCTTGAAAAGCAATTGATACTCAAAGGTGTTGTGTCGCTTGAAGAGTGGCCTGAGTTTGCATCGACTATCCGCTTTCAATATGGCGTTGATAATTACTTTGCAGAACTTAAGGAAACAGAAATTCTTCGTGACCGCATTTCGATGCTACGTGATGTTGACGATTATGTGGGTCGTTATTATTCTAATGAGTGGATTCGTAGAAACGTTCTGCGTCAATCAGATGAGGATATCAAGGAAATTGATGATCAGATTGCTGGTGAAAAAGAAGATGGTACTACGATAGATAATCTAGCTGATACTCAAGGACAAACACCTGCAAGTGGCGAACAATTACAACCCGTAGAACAAGAAAAACCACCAGTTAATAAAACAAATAAATAATCGGAGTTAATAATATGACCGAATACACAGTGAAAGATATCATCGATTTTAGCGCACAAGAATCACCAACTAGAGTGATGGATGCTTTTGATTCTGTTATCAGACAGAAAGCAGCTGCTCAATTGGATAACTATCGTGAGATGGTTGCTCAGAATATGTTTTCACCTGAGCAAGAAGCAGATGACGATTTAGACCTTGATGATGCCGATGATGATCTTGACTTAGATGATGCTGACGATGATTTAGACCTTGATGATGATGAAGATTTAGATTTAGATGACCTAGACTTAGACAACGAGGATGACGAAGATGGCGAAGACGCTTAATCAATTTCTAGAAGGTAAGACAGCTGCGACTGGCTATCTGAAGGTTAAGTCACCTGACGAGCAAAAGTTCGTTGACAAGCATGTCCGTGTTACTAATGCTGACCGCAATGGTAACGGCGATGAAGTATTCAAGGCTTCTAAGATCAAAGTAATCGACCGCAAGTTTGATCTTAAGGGCTATAATCCTGGCGAAGATGAAAAGGTCTATGAGTCACTAGAATCAGTCGATGAGGTTGCACCTCCCGGCAAAGAAAAGATGGTCAAGGATATCAAGAAGTCTTATTCTAAGGACGGCGTTCTAACTGCTAAAGAAAAAGCAATTGCATATGCAACAGCTTGGAAAGCAAAGAAAGCTAACGAAGAAGTAGAGCAAGTCGAAGAAGCTACGCTTTCAGCTAAAGCCGCTCGTGCCGGTAAGGATATTGGTAAGCCAGGTAAAAACTTTGAGAAGATTGCCAAGTCCGCCGCAGAAAAGTATGGCTCTAAAGAAGCTGGTCAAAAGGTCGCTGGAGCCATTCTCAAGAAGATGCGCGCTAATGAAGAAGTAGAAGAATTTGTTGACCTACTAGCAACCGGTGAAGTTGTTTTTGCAAATGAAGAAGTCAGATCAATTTCAGAGCGTGAAGTGACACTCATTGCCGCTGTTCTAAATAAATTATCAGAAGAAAATCAAGTTCAATTTTGCGAAGTAGCTATAAGTTCACCTGATGGTTTTGATAAGATGCTTTCATTCGCAATTCAGAATAAGGGTGAATAACAATGGCACTTAATGCAAATACTAGAATTATGTTCAACAGAAAGAATCAGTCAACAACTGTTCTTTTTACTGGTAACTCAACAATCGTAGTAGCGGGTAATTCAACTGTTAGTGATATTGCTACAGGTGATGAAGTATTAACTGGCGGATATATCACTCAAATCTGGTTTGGTTCACCTTCAGGTAACACTGCATATTGGACTATCAGCAGAGGCTCAAATGTTATTTCTGTATTTGATTCTAGCGCATATCTAGATTTTGCAGGTGCCGGCAATCCTCTTTCACTAGATCCGGGTGCTACACTTACTGTTGGTTTGACTAACTCAGGTGCAGGCACAATGATGGTTGAAGTTCAAAAGCTTGGATCATTCCCAACTGGTTACGCTCAGAATAACTAAGGATATCAGCAATGAAGTTAATTACTGAATTAGTAGAAAACGTCAAAACAATTACTGAAGCCCGTGAAGATGGGAAGAAGAATGTTTTTATTGAAGGTGTTTTCTTGCAGGCTGATATCACTAACCGCAATGGTCGCTGCTATCCTTCCGAGATCATGGAGAAGGAAGTTGAGCGCTATTCAAATGCATTTATTAAAACAAACAGAGCACTTGGTGAATTAGGTCATCCAGATGGTCCTTCGATCAATCTAGATCGTGTATCACACATGATCACTAGCCTTGTAAAAGAAGGCACCAATTATATCGGTCGTGCTAAATTGATGGATACCCCCATGGGCAATATCGCTAAGGGCTTAATTGGTGATGGTGTTTCACTTGGTGTTTCATCAAGAGGGATGGGATCATTAGAAGAAAAGAATGGCGTCAGATATGTTAAGTCTGATTTCCACCTTGCAACTGCTGCTGATATCGTAGCAGATCCTTCAGCTCCAGATGCATTTGTTAATGGCATCATGGAAGGTGTTGATTGGATTTGGGAAAATGATCTTTTGGTAGCCCAGAAAGCTAAATTACAAGTTGAACAAGCAGTTAGATCTCGTGATCTAGAGACTAGAAAGCTACAAATTTTCGAGTCATTCATCAATAAATTATCGAAATTATAATTTACATAAATAGGTAATAAAAATAATGTCACTAAAGGAGTCTGAAATGGCAAAGAACAATACTACTGAAATCGTTGAGAACACAGAAGTTCTCGATGAAGCCGGTGCTGCAGATACCCTAAAGCCAGGCGCAGGCTCTGGTGGCGGAGACCTCGGTTCCACTAAGTCCGCTGCAATGGCAGCTGTTATGTCAGCTCTTGGCGGAATGTCAAAAGATGATATCAATGGTTTCGCTGCTACACTAGCACAGTTTGGTCCTAACAAGGATCTAGATGGTCCTGGCAATTCAACCGCTAACGCCGCTGCAAACAAAGCATCAATTTCAGCTAAGCCTTCAGCCGCTTCTGCCGTTAAGGAAGATGTTGCTGAGCTATTCGGTGAAGAAGAGCTAACAGAAGAGTTTCGTGAAAAAGCATCAACACTTTTTGAAGCTGCTCTTAGCGTTCGTGTTGGTCTTGAAGAAACTCGCCTACAAGAAGAATTTGAAACAAAGTTAGAAGAAGCTCTTGCTGAACAGGAAGAAGCCCTTGTAACTCGTGTTGATCAGTATCTTGACTATGTTGTTGAACAGTGGATGGAAGACAATAAGCTTGCAATCGAAGCTTCACTCCGCACAGATGTAACCGAAGGTTTCATCGACGGTCTTAAGAATTTGTTCGCTGAACATTATATGGAATTGCCTGAAGAACGCCTTGACGTTGTTGGCGATCTTGCTGCTCAAGTTCAAGAACTTACAGCAAAGTTGGACGAGTCGATCACAAAGACAATCGAACTAGAAAAGATTGTTAATGAAGCGACTGCTGAAGCAATCTTTGACGAAGTATCTGAGGGTCTTGCTGCTACACAAACAGAAAAGCTCCGCACACTAGTTGAAGGTGTTGATTATGCTGATGCAGAATCATACCGCAAGAAGGTTGGGATCATCAAAGAAAATTATTTCTCAGACAAGAAGGCCGCTGCTACAACCGGTCTAATCGTTGAGGAAACAGTTTCTGATCCAGAATCATTGACAGAAGAAGGCGCTGCTTCATATGCACAACCAGATGCTGCAATGTCACGCTACGTAAGCAAAATCAATTCATCAGTCAAAAAGTAATTTTTTATAAATAATTATTCGAAAAACCCAAGAGGAGGGATACTAAAATGTATTTAAATGAAGAAATCCAAAAGAAGTGGGAGCCAGTTCTAAACGCTGAGTCTCTTGCTCCAATCCAAGACCAGACTCGTCGGTCAGTAACTGCAGTGCTTCTCGAGAATACCGAGAACGCTCTTAAGGAAGCTGGTCAGTTCGGTGGGCAGCATCTACTTGGCGAAGCAACACACGTTAACCAGACCGGTAGCAATGTTGACAACTTTGATCCAGTGCTTATCTCACTAGTTCGTCGTTCAATGCCAAACCTCGTTGCCTATGACATCTGCGGCGTTCAGCCAATGACAGGCCCAACAGGCCTAATCTTTGCAATGCGTTCACGCTATGCAACACAGAGCGGCACAGAAGCATTCTATAACGAAGCCAATACCGGATTCTCAACAATCCCCATTGGTAACTCTTCAGTTAACCTTCCTGGCGCTCGTAACGTTGGTACAACACCTACCACTGCAAACAACGCAGAATCAAACACATACAACTATGCTGCTGGTGTTAACACTGCTACTGCAGAAGCTTTTGGTATCACAGGTGGTACTGCTATTCCTGAAATGGCTTTCTCAATCGAGAAGGTTTCAGTTACCGCTGTTACTCGCGCTCTAAAGGCTGAGTACACAATGGAATTGGCACAGGATCTTAAGGCAATTCACGGTCTTGATGCTGAAACAGAGCTTGCTAATATTCTTCAGGGCGAAATCCTTGCTGAAATTAACCGCGAAGTTATCCGCACAATCAACGTTACTGCTGCTAAGGGTGCTACTTCAGACACCACAACAGCTGGTATCTTCGATCTTGACACCGACTCAAATGGTCGTTGGTCAGTTGAAAAGTTCAAGGGTCTAATGTTCCAGCTTGAGCGTGAAGCTAACAAGATTGCAAAAGACACTCGTCGGGGCAAGGGTAATATCGTTATCTGTTCTTCAGACGTTGCTTCTGCTCTTCAGATGGCTGGCGTTCTTGACTACGCCCCTGCTCTTAACAGCAACAACCTAAACATTGACGATACAGGCAATACCTTCGCTGGTGTTCTCAACGGCCGCCTCAAGGTTTATATCGATCCATACGTAACTGGTAACTACATCACAGTAGGCTACAAGGGTTCAGCAGCTTTTGACGCTGGTCTCTTCTACTGCCCATATGTTCCACTACAGATGGTCCGCGCTGTTGATCAGGGTTCATTCCAGCCAAAGATCGGGTTCAAGACTCGTTACGGCATGGTTGCTAACCCATTCGCAGACGGTACAGGCGAAGGTCTTGGTGCACTCACTAAGGACGCTAACCTCTACTATCGTCGGGTTATCATCAACAACCTCATGTAATAAAAAACATAAAAGTTGTTACAAACTTGGGAGGGGGATCGAAAGGTTCCCCTCCTTTTTTGTCATATAAATAGTGT